GGGGCAGTACATAGCAGGAGCGTGAGAGCAAAGAAAAAGGACAACCATTGCAGTGGTCGTCCTTGTGATAAGAGCAGAGGAGGAAGATGCGACAAGAAAAGAGAACTTGCGGTTGCGACCGTATAAAAGACAACAGCAAAGGAGTGAGAAAATGAGATTTTATCATGCAGCACCAAAAGAAACAATGATGAAGATATACGCCGAGGGCGTTCTCAAAAAGTCGTGGGATGGCGTTGTCTATATGTGCAAAGACCCGATTGACGCTTGCAAGTTTCTTGTGATTAGAGGAATGAGACAAATGAGCGTCATTGAGTTGGAACTTGATGAAAAGGAGGTTGAGGAATCACACGACCATTCAGAGACATTTTTCAAATGCAAGGCATACATAAAACACGGAGACATTGTTCTCTCCGGAGACGAGAGAATATTCGACTATGATTTTGAGTAAAGAAAAAGGACATCCGTTGCGAGCAGATGTCCGGTGCAAGTCGTGTCAGACTTGAAATTCACTAGAAATATTATAGCAAATCTGACACAAAAAAAGCAACTTGAAAAGAGACCGAAAAGGTCTATAAAATCAAGGGTTTTCGGAACTTTTATCGTCCTTGTAATAGATAATAACAAGTCTACGAAAACATAACAGGAGGATTGTGTCAGATGGCAAGAAAAAGAGGGATGCAATATATCCCGTATGATTATGAGGCAGCATATAACAAAGCGATGGAGGACATGCATGAATGGTTCATTGAGAACCTGTTTCAACATCGAAAGAAAGTTATATATGTCTTAAAAGAGATAACAGCAGGAGACCAGTTTGAAATTGAGATATATCCGCAGTTCCGGAGCATGGATGAAGTACCTCCGGAGGGGAGGACAATCAAGAAAGACAACAACAAGGCTCAAAAGAATCTGAATGATAAGAATGCACGGAAATATGTTGAGAGGCTAATCAATGAGAATTTCAGCGACCGTGATATTTGGATGACATTGACCTATGATGACGAGCATCTCCCACCGGACGGGGATGTGGATGCAGCAATCAAGAATGTGCAAAAGTACATCCGACGCATCAACTATCAGAGGAAAAAGAGAGGTCTCCAGAATGCAAAATATGTCTATGTGACCGCATACAATCCGGATGCGGAAATCAGATGGCATCATCACATTGTCATGGATGGAGCGTTAGACATGGAGACGGTTGAATCCTGTTGGAAACAGTCAAGCAGGAATGAGGTTCGCCGATTGCAGACGGACGAAAACGGTCTGTCCGGTATGGCGAATTATATCGTCGAGGAAAAGAACCGTGTTCCGTCGGAAAAGAGATGGAACAGTTCGCAGGGATTGAGAGACCCACGAATCAAGGTCGTTCATTCTAAACGTCCGGCAGCGGGAGGCAGTTATAAAAAAATAGGCTCATTCGTTGACAAGATGGTCAAGGACAGAGATTCCATTCCGGAGATATTGAAAAAGTGGTATCCGGACATGGATTTCACAAATGCAGCAGTGTACTACAACGATTTTAACTGCATGTTTTATATACATGCACGAATGCGGAAAAGGAGGTCGACAGGTGAAAAGACGAATAAGACGGATAAGACGGGCATTGAAAAGAGCAGGTTTGTATAATGCGTTTCACATCACATTGATTGCGGTATTACTGACAGGATTTTGCGTGATATTGTTCAATGTCAAAGAATCGGAGCAGCAGGAGGAAAAACCGGAGACGACGCAAGCGGAAGTGATGCAGAATCCGGAGACAATGACACAGACGGCAGAGAGCATCGAGGACAAATACAAGGTGTTTGATACCATGTCCGAGGACTGGGGGAGTGATGACCTTGAGGGATTCGTGTTCTACGACCTGCCGGAGAAGTACGCAGACAAAGGCTATTTTCCGGAGAAAATGCAGATATACACAAGATGTCTATGCAAGCAAAACGATGTTCCGTATGCCCTTGTATTGGCAATCATAGAGTATGAATCCGGATATGAGTTCGACAAGACCGGAGACAACGGGAACTCAAAGGGATATATGCAGATATATGAGAAATGGCACACCGACCGGATGCAGAAATTGAACTGCACCGACCTCATGAACCCATATCAGAATGTGAAAGTCGGGATTGATTTCCTCTCGTATCTCCTCAAGAAATACGGAACGGTGCAGGATGCACTTGCAGCGTACAACTACGGTGAAAGAGGTGCAAGGGAACATTTGTGGAACAACGGCGTGTATGTCTATTCATATAACACGGCAATCATGCAGAGAATGAAAGAGATTGAGGAGGTGGTCGGGAAATGAGGTTTGACTGAAAACCGGAATCGAAAGAGAGGTATTTCCGAAAAGCAGAGGCAGCAGTCAAGGCAGCGGGATTCGATGACATCCTGCGGGTAGACAGAGACCAGTTTTCCGTCGTCAAGGGAACGGTCAAGGTACATTTCAAACCGATTTCGAGAGACGGGAAAACACGCCGATGGTGGGAGGCAAAGAGAACGATTGAGAACATGCATGAAGTGCCTCCGGCAAAAGACCAGTTCGGCAGGAAACACAAGAGCATTTTCATACATGCTTTTATGATTTTAGAAATGGAGGAGCAGGACAAATGAAAACATACAGACAGAAACATCCGTACATTGCACAAATCGGGTGCATACTGCGGTACAAGCTGCAACGGTTCACATGGATGTTCAAGGTCAAGGATTGCAGACACATTTGTTTGTTCTGCGAATATTATGACACATGCAGACAGGAGGGCAAAGGCAAATGAACATGAAATATGCAATGAGAAGTGAGGACACAGAGCAAATCAATGTCGTGTCGTGGGCGAATTGGAACATGAACCGTTATCCGGAATTGAGATGGTTGTTCCATGTACCGAACGGAGGCAGCAGGAACAGAGCAGAGGCAGTCAAATTCAAGCAGATGGGTGTCAGGGCGGGTGTTTCTGATTTGTGCCTCCCATATCCGAAAGGGATTTACTGCGGATTGTTTATCGAAATGAAATACGGCAACAACAGGCAGCAGGACACACAAAAAGAGTTCCTTGCAGACATGGCAGCAGCAGGACATTTTGTTGCAACCTGCTATTCAGCAGAGGAGGCAATCAAAGTCCTTGAGGAGTATCTTGAATTGATTGACGGTAATGAAATAAAGGCGATGTTCATTCAAGGTGAGAATAAAGGGATGATGTCATTCCCGAATAACAGCATCCTCAAGGACGGGAAAGTCAAGGGAGGCAGGCCATGACACTTGCGGATTTACTCAACACATTAGAGAGTGCGGACATGCTGCGAATCATCAAGGGAGACGAGGAGATATTCGTCGGGTATCTTGCATTATTTGCACCGGAGGTCGGTCACACGAACTGCAAACTCTATGAACAGTATAAATTTGACGAGGTTGTGAAATTCAGAGCAGTTCCGGAGATTACTCACAGGAAATGGAAAGAATTGAACCTCATGTCACCACTACGACCGGACGAAACGCCGGATTTCAAGTTTCAAGAATTGCAAATGAAACTGTATTACACAATTTATATATAACAGGAGATAAAAACATGAAAATCAGAGTATTAAGTCTATTTGATGGAATAAGCGTCGGAATGTTGGCTCTAAAAAGAGCGGGATTCGATGTGGAAAAATACTATGCATCAGAAATAAAAACAAAGGCTATGAAATGCAGCTTTAATAATTGGGGAGATGCAATCGAACAGATAGGAGATGTAAGGAAAGTTGACGGAAAAAAATATGATGTTGACATCATAATAGGCGGGTCGCCATGCCAAAATTTTAGCAGAGCGAGAACATCACACTGCAACGTGATTGATGGGTTAGCAGGAGAACAAAGTTCACTATTTTTTGAATATTTAAGGATTTTGAAAGAGAACAATCCTAAATACTTTTTTCTTGAAAACGTATGGATGCCGATTGACGACCAGAAGATTATAAACAGACTTTTGGGAGTAGAACCAATTCGTGCAAATAGTAGCCTAGTATCATATCAACAAAGAGATAGATTGTATTGGACGAACATTCCAGGAATCGAATTGCCAAAAGATAGGCATATAAATTTTCAAGATTACAAGGATACTGATGAAGAATATTGCGACAAGTTCATAGTAAATAGAACGCCGAGCAGAGAACGAATGTGGGGTGATGGAAACGGAGAATGTCCGAATGTAACAAATAGAGAAAAAATAAATTGCATAACGCTAAAACAAGATAGATGGAAAAACTCCGGATTGATAGCCTATAAAGATTTTTGCAGATATTTAACAACAAGAGAGTTGGAAATTGGGCAGACACTACCAGTCGGATATACAAAAGGATTATCTAAAAATGAGGCAGAGGATGTCATCGGCGATGCATGGACTGCGGACATGATTGCTCACTTTTTTGGGTACTTAAAAAGAGATATGGAAAAGAAACAGGAGGAAACGAAATGAAAATTATTGCAGTAATGTCACCAAAAGGAGGAATCGGGAAAACAACAACATCCGATTCAATCGCCTATATGTTAGGCGAGGAACAGGGAAAAAGAGTGCTTGTGTTAGATGGAGACCCGCAGGGAGATACATCAAAGACGTTCGGAGTATACGAACCGGACGGAATCGGCATGAGTGAACTGCTTGAGAAACATGAGTGTGTCGGAGGTACATATAAAACAGGCGACTTGATTCGCCCGACAGAGTATTCACACGTTGACATTATTCCGGCGAATGGTTATCTCATGAAAACGGACATGAATTTGCTGCTCAAGTCAGAGGACAATCAAGTCACACGATTGCGTGAGGCGTTGGAGGAGGTCTCCGGTGCATATGATTATTGTGTTTGTGACTGCGGGCGATTGCTTGACATGGTAGTCATTAACATTCTGATTGCAGCAGAACTCATTATTGCTCCGGTAAAGGTCGGGGGGTATGAAATCGAGGCATTGCAGAACCTTGAGGAGCAGATTGAGGACTTGAGAGACATCAATCCGGACTTGAGAATCAAGGCACTCATGACAATGCGACAGAAAAACAAGACATCTCTTGAGGTTGAGGAGTGGTTGAAAGCAGAATCCGGATTTGACATGTTTGTCACACCGATTCGTCGTTCTATCATCGCAGAGAAATCTACAACGGCAATGATACCACTCCCGAAATTTTCAAAGCGTGGGATTGTGTCTCAAGATTACAGATGCGTTGTGCATGAGTTACTCAAGGAAATGGAGGAATAGATGTGGGAAAAAGAAAAATCACATGCGACAACGGTTCATGCAAACACCACACACGTGGAGGATGCGACACATGCATAAAAATTGACAGTTCGGGCAAGTGCAAGTCGTTTGAAAAAGGATTTGCATATTATTTCCACATCGTATGGGATGCACTGGGTAATAAAAATTTCATCGACATGGTAGAAATTCAAACGAATCCGGAGTTGAGAACAGGATTGTATTATGTAATGGACTGCTACAATTTGGGATTTAGCGAGATGGAGTGGGGAACATGCCGAATGATTATGTTAAAAGACGGAAAGAACGGAAAAGGGTTGAAATACGAGGAAATTATTGAAAGAGAACTGAATGAGGAAAAATTCAGAAAAAATTTTGAAAATTTCAATAACGGAATAATGCCACACATGCAATGCGAGAAAGACACTGCAGAACGGCAAGAGATAGAATCAAAGGAGTTCGGATGGCTGTCACCGACAGGAGTATTCACGGAAAGCCCATTCGGAACGCACGAAGAATCAGCAGAACGTATCTGCGAGGAAAAAGGATTCGTCGAGGAGTATTGGAACTGGGTAGAAGAAAACGGAGATAACGAAATCAACCATCTCATGAGAGATTTTCTGTCAGAGGTAAAAGGATATTGTTTGATACACAACCCGACGGGATGCGGAGGCTACATAGTGACAAATATGAGAAATCTGACAAAAAAACAGAAAGAATTTTTATACGGTTATTTCATGGATATGGGTGATAGGTTCAAAGCGGAACAATTCATTGAGTAAAGGAGGAAAAACACATGGGAAACATCGTGAAAACAGCACAGTGCAGGTTTTGCGGTCAGATGGTACAGATTGAGACTGACAAGGAACTGACACAGCCACAGGCAGAGGAACAGGCAACAATGACATGTAACTGTACCGAGGCGGTCGAGTATCAGAAAGAGAAACAGAGGAAAGAAAAGGCAATGATGAATGTGTCTGCCTTGTTTGGAGAGAACGCAGCACCGGACAAGAGATGCGGTGAGGGCATTGTCAACATCTTAAAGGCAGCAGTCGAGGAGATTTACACCGGAGGACTTGCGAAAGTCACATTGAACCTCCGAGGGGGGGGTCAAAGCATCAATTTCACAGAATGCAAAGGGTGAAATCAACGTCGAACGTACAGAGACAAAGAAACAGAAACTCACAGAGTAATAACAGGAGGTTGAACAGATGGCAGCAGGATTCAGCGTGAAAGACGCACTCAACAAGAACAGCAAAGCGGGGATTGATGAATCTCCGAGAGCAAGATTCCGGACAAAGGACATCTCAATTTTTAAGATGTACCGGAACGATATGAATTTTTACAGTGTAGAGCAGATTGAGGAACTGGCAGGAGACATCCTTATGTATGGATTGAAACAGAACCTTGAACTTGTATATGCACCATGCGACAAGGGCGAATATAGAATCGTAGCAGGTGAAAGACGGTGGGAGGCTCTCAAGTACCTTGTGTCAAAGGGATATAAAGAATTTGAACTTGCAACCAGTAAATTGACAACGCCACAGGATAACGACGAGGAGCAGGTTGAAATCATAATTGCGAACGCATACCGTACAAAGACGACCTCCGACATGATTGAGGAGGAAACACGCCTCAAGGCATCTCTTGAACGCATGAAAGCAGCGGGAAAGAAAATCAAGGGATATGACCTGCAATCCGGACGATTGAGGGATGTGATTTCCTCAATGCTGCATGTGAGCAAAACAAAGATTGCACAAATTGAGGCAGTCAACAACAATCTGATTCCGGAATGGAAAGAGGAACTCAAGGGAGAACGCCTCACATTTTCCGCAGCTTATGAATTGAGCGGTATGACAGCAGACGAGCAGCGGGAGGCACTGGGGAAATTCACAGAGACCGGAGAACTCACACACAAAGATGTGAAAGACATGAAAGCAGAAAAGGCAGCAGGGCAGCAGGTGTCAGAATCCGACACAGAGACAGAAAACGGCATGAACCCGCCGGAAGTGAGAGCGGGCGACGATTATGAGACACCGCATCCGGAGGGAATCACATCAATCTGTTATTCCTGCACTGAATATGAGACATGCAACGTAAAAACCGGAACATGCACCTCATGCGACCAGTACAAGAACCGCACAGAGGCATACAAGACCGACGAACAGAGGTATTCAGAGGAACAGGATGCAATCGACCGTGAGACAAAGAAAAAACTCCGTGAGATGGAGCAGGAGGAGAAGATGCAGAACCTCCCATCAGACACACAGGAGACCGGACAGAAAGTGCATCAGATACGCCTTGCAAAGTCTTATTTCGATGATGTGGCAAACGGAATCAAGACATTTGAACTCCGAAAGAACGACAGAGGATATAAAAAAGGCGACATCCTCGAAATGATGGAATTTGCAGACGGAAAGAACACCGGACGCATGGTCAGAGTGCTTGTGACATATATCCTTGAGGACTACACAGGAATTGAGGACGGATATTGCATCATGGCAACCAAACTCATGAAAGACGGTGAGGAACATGAGTTATAAACAGAGACACCCGTATTTGATGCAGATTGCATATATCATCAAATACAGATTGAGAAAATGGAGGTAAAAATCAATGAATGACATCAAAAGAGGCGAAATGTTCTATATCAGCAGAGGGGGGGCATCCTACAACGGGAGCGAACAACACGCAGACCGTCCGGCGGTAGTAGTTAGTAATAACAAGAACAATGAGAACAGCAATGTTGTTGAGGTTGTATATATGACTACACAGCCAAAAACAGACCTCCCGACACATGTGACAGTGAGGTCAACAGGAAGAATCAGCACGGTATTGTGTGAGCAGGTTTATTCGGTATCAATGGAGCGTGTAGGAACATACATCGGAGAGTGTACAGACAAGGAAATGGAGAACATCGACATTGCTCTCATGATTTCCTTGCAGCTTGACGGCAACATGAAAACCTCAAAGAAATACAATGAGACAATCAAAGAGCAGCAGGAGGAAATCGACAGTCTCAAGAAAGAAATTGAGATGTTGCAGCAGGAACATGAGGACGCAATCGCAGAGATTGAACAGGATGCAGCAGTCTATGTTGAGGAAAACAAGAAGATTGCAAACACGGAAAAGACAGAGGACACAATCAGATTACAGACAGAAAGAGACACATACAAGACCATGTATGAACAGTTACTCAACAGATTAGTGAATGGAGGAGCAGCATGAACAAAAGCGAATTAAAAGCAATATTTATCAATGCAAAGGCAACAGATGCGAAATACATCGGTGTGAGCATTCAGACAGAGGGCAGCAGTCAACCGGAAATTATCATCAATCCGAATGCGAATTTTGGTGCGAAATTTGACTATTACATGGAGGCATACGACGACGATTTGATTCTGATTGCAGCAAAGGGCAAAAAGGACATCAGAATCACGGCAGCAGGGCAAGGAAACCGTTTCGAGGATATTGAATGTCAGTTATTAGGAGAGCGGGGCAAGGGTTGGAAAGAACTCATTGCAGGAGCGATTGACAATGCGTATGAGAAAATGATTGCAACCACACCTCCAACGACAGAGGAGGAACAGACCAATTGTGAAATGATAAAAGAGGCAGTCAAGGGAATGTTCATCAATGAGAGCAGGACGGCAGCAGAGGCAGAGTTCATCAAGACACACATTGTCGACTATGAGAAAATATTCGATGTGTGCATGAATGGTGATGACCTTGAGTTCAAAAAAGGACTTGTCAGATTACAGAAAATGCAAAATGAATATGTTATGCAGCGGGAAAATGACTGATAGAGAAAAAGAGGCGTTCATCGGCGGGATAGAATTTGCGAGAGACTGGAATCTCGACATCCCGCCGGATGATTTGCGTTTATACGAGAGATTGATTCAAGAAAGGACAAAAAAAGAGAATGAACAAAGTCATATTGATGGGTAGGCTCACAAGAGACCCGAATGTAAGATATACACAGCAGAACGGTTCACAGGAATCCATGTGTGTGGCACGTTATACACTGGCAGTCGACCGGAGAGGTGCAAGAGACGGGCAACAGTCGGCAGATTTTATCTCATGCGTGGCATTTGGGAAAAACGGCGAGTTTGCGGAAAAATATCTGAAACAGGGAACAAAAATTGTTGTTACTGGCAGGATTCAGACAGGCTCATACACCAACAGAGACGGGCAAAAGGTATATACGACGGATGTTGTGATTGAGGAACAGGAATTTGCAGAAAGTAAGAAAGCAGCAGGAGAACAGGCAGAAAATGCCGGATATTCAGACACAGGAGACGGATTCATGAACATTCCGGACGATGTCGACGGCGAATTGCCTTTTATGTAAGCAAAAAGGAGGGTTGTGATAATATGGGAATCTTAAAAGGCATAATTGACCGATTTCGGGCGATGGGAAAATCAGAAAAAGAGATTTCGAGCATTATCGAGACGGCAGCAGACAAAGCGACCGCAAATCCGGATGTCACGAAACCGGAAAAACCGAAAAAACCGGAAATTAAGATTGAAACAACAGCAGAGGCGTTCGTTGAGGCAGTCTTGCGAACAGGAACGACTTTGCAACAGGCAAAAACGGCAATTTTGAAAATGAGCAGTTTGAGAGATGCGAAAAATCGCAAAAACACGAATAACTGGCGTAAAATGCACGGTCTGCCTATGAGAAGAAAGCAGAAAGCGAGGAAAAAGCATGAAAGAGGAAAAGGAGCAGACGGTCATTGAAAAAACCTTGCTATATCTTGAGAATTATCGTGAAATGGAACGATATATCAATGAGGCGGTATCAGAGACCTCTCAAGTGCCGGATATAGGCAAATACAACATATCAGCAGAAAAGGCGTTCCTGCAATCGGTCAGAGAGTGCCGTGCAGAGACGGTCATTCTGTTTGAACACTTGAAAAAGGCTCTTGCATCGCTCAAGGAAGATGCAGAGGCAGCAGGTGAGGGGTACAAATACGACGCTCTTGAGGCGGTCTATATAAAGGGCATGTCATACGAGGATATAGTGAGGGAGACAGGATGCGGACGCAACTCACCGAAAAAGTGGTGCAGGGTGATGGTTCAGAGGTTGTCAATCAAGTTATTCGGTGCAAAAGCGATTGAAAATGATAAAAACGGAGTGAAAACAGGGTGAAATGAGGGTGAAAACAGGGGTAAAAAGTGGGTGAACAAAAGACAAAATAAACGTGATAATATGTTAGCGTGAACAGTTGAGACGAGCGATTGCAGATATGCAGTCGCTTTTTTCTTGCCTGTTTGCCCTCCTGTTATATGCGGGTGGGATATACACAGTCATGTGCATAACTGCCCGCCTCTTGTGGATAACACAGCAGGAGAACACAGCAAGAGAGGAGAACACAGATGCTATTGAAATCATGCAGGTGTGGGAAGTTGATTCCGCAGTCAATGAAGATGTGCGAGGAATGTGAGCAACGGCAGCAGTCGAGACACATGATATATAACAACACACGGCGAGACGAGAGAGCAGCAGAGTTCTATGTATCAAAGGAATGGCGGGCGATGCGAGAGCGTATCATTGAGGTCTATGACAACGTAGATATATACGCATTATATGTCGAGCATGAGTTGCTCACATGCAATCCGGTTCACCATATCATTGAACTTGAGGACGACTGGGAACAGCGTTTGAATCCGTTCAACCTCATACCTCTCAACCATAAGACACACAACACAATCACTGCTTTATATAAGCAGAGCAAAGCAAGTATGAGAGCAACACAAAAACAGTTGAGGTCACTGATTGAGTACCACTTTCGAGAGGCAGGGGGATATAAAAAAGTTTTGTGCGATTCGTTTTTAGTCGCACCCCCTCTTTTCCTTGGAGAAAACTCCCCACGAGAATTTCAGTAGATGGGTATATCCGAAAGAGGTGTCAGAATGTGACACAAAAGCACTGAAATACTGACGGAAAGGAGGTTTGTTGCATCATGGCAGGACAAAGACAACCTACAGATTTGGTTGTGATGAACGGGCGAAAACACCTAACAAAAGCCGAGATTGAGGCACGAAAAAACGCCGAGGTCACAGCACCATGCGACAAAGTGAGACCTCCGTCATATTTGACACCGGAACAAAAGAAACAGTTCCGGAAGATTGCAAAAGAATTACTCGAAATCAAACTGATTTCAAACCTTGATTGCGATGCACTGGCAAGACTACTCATTGCACAAACGCAGTACATCGAAATCACAGAGCAAATCAGAGCAACTCCATTGATGGAGGATGTTCCAGTCTATGAGATGCGGGAAAATCCGGACACGGGCGAAAAAGAACGTGTGCAGGTCGGTACAAGACAGGTCGTTTCCAGAGAAAGAGAACGCCTCATGATTATTCAAGACCGCTGCATGAAACAGTGTAGGCAGGGAGCATCAGATTTCGGACTGACAGTTTCCTCCCGCTGCCGTTTGGTCGTACCGAAACCACAACAGCAAAAGCCGGAGAACAAATTTGCGAAATATGCAAATTAAGGCATGGCAAAAGCAGGAGAAACACAAGACCGCTGCACACAATACGCCCTTGATGTCGTATCGGGCAAGATAACAGCCGGAGAATATGTCCGTCTTGCATGTCAGAGGCATCTTGACGACATCGAAAAATCGAAAGTAGCACCGTACAAATACTATTTCGACGTTGAAAAGTCGGAGGAAATCATCAATTTCGCAGAGGAATTGACCATTGCAGAGGGCGAGGAAAATGAGCATGTGACGGCATATCCGTTCCAGTGTTTCATTTTAGGGTCGCTCAATGGATGGAGAACAAAGGAAAAGTCATACAGACGATTCAGAACATCCTATGTGCAATTAGGACGACAGAACGGAAAATCGTTCATCAATGGTATTTTGGCGTGTTATTACGGCAATTTTGACGGGTACAAGTACGGAAAAATATTTTGTACGGCTACAAAGCAAGACCAAGCGAACATCGTTTTTGACGAGGTCGCAAAATTCATCAATTCCGACGAGGATTTGTCAGAGTGGTTCAAGGTTCACGACCACAACCACACGATTGACTGTTTGCTGACACATTCGGAAATCAAAGCGTTGTCCGGAGACACAAAGTCACTTGACGGACACCGTGCATATTTGGGAATCGTCGACGAGTATCACGCACACAAAACAAATCAGATGTACAAACTGCTTGAGGGCGGTATCAAGAAACTCAAGTCGGCGTTGATTTCAGTTATTACGACAGCAGGGTTCGACCTCAAGTCGCCGTGCTACAAATTGTATGAGTATTGCTGCAATCTACTCAAGGGCGTTTTCGAGAATGACAGTCAATTTGTCTACATCGCACAGATGGACGAACACGATGACAGGTACACACCGGAAAACTGGATAAAAGCGAACCCGATTCTTGAGTTTGACAGGGATGCACTTGAGAACCTCATTCCGATTGCACACACTGCCCGTGATATGGGCGGGGAGGACTTGAGAGATTTCCTTGTAAAGCAGTTGAATATGTGGATGCAGTGGTCAAATTCACTGTACATCAAGGACATTGCATCATGGAAAGCATGTGCCGTTCTGAAATCACTCAAGGATTTCAGAGGGTCAAAGTGCTATGTCGGAGTTGACTTGTCATCCGGAGGCGACTTGACATCAATCGCAATCGTGATTCCGTTCATGGTGGAGGACACGAAAAAATATTTTGTTCACACACATTCGTTCATTCCGTCCTCAAGGGTGGATGAACACATCAAGACCGACAAAGTACCATACGACGTATGGATTGAAAAAGGTCTTGTGACGGTAACGGAAACACTGGGAGGAATCAAGACAGATTACAAATATATCATCAAATACCTTGAGGATTTGGTGAGAGAATACAACCTCAAACCGCAGTTGATTTGTTACGACCCGCACAACGCATCGGCGTTCCTGTCAGACCTTGAGGCGATGGGATTCGATTCAATCTCTGTCACGCAGACAGCAAAAGAGTTGAACGATGCGACCGTTGATTTCAGACTTGAAATCCTTGCGGGCAATGTGGAGATTGAGGGAATGGAAGTCGGCAAAGAGGGCAACAAGATAGTTGTTCCGGTCGACAGTCTGCTTGTTTGGTCGATTGCGAACGCAAAGACCATTTCAAACAACTACGGCGAAATAAAGATTGATAAGGACATCACGACAGAACGAATCGACCCGATTGACGCTATCATCGACGCATGGAAACACGCAATGAAAGAGGAATACCGCCCGGACGTGAACGAAACTGTCAATGAATGGCTTGAGCAATATGAAAAATACATGAAGAAAGGCGGTGAGAAATAAATGAATCCGTTTCAGAGATTAGGAGTAAAAATTTCAAATTGGTGGAGAGGCGAACCACAGAACGACGGAGGGAAAATGACATTGAACTCACCGTCGTTCCTTGAGCGAATAGGATTGAAAAGAAAAGGGAAACCGACATCAGAGGTCACATATTTCACTTGTCTCAAGATGCTGTCGGAGACCCTTGCGAAAATGCCTATCAAATACTATCAGAAAACGGACAAGGGAATCATTGAGGCAGAGGCGACAGATACATCAAAACTGCTCTCAAAAAGACCGAATCCGTTCATGACACCAACAACATTTTGGAACACGGTTGAAATCAACCGCAACCATTACGGAAACGGCTATGTGTATATGAGAAAGAAGTTTGACCGAAAGAAATTCGGCGGTGAAATAAAAATCGTTGATTTGTGGGTCATGCAGTCAAATTGTGTGCAGATAGTCGTTGATGATGCAGGAATATTCGCAGGAGTGGGGCGTTTGTGGTACGTCTACACAGACCCGACATCCGGTCGTCAATATGTGTTTAGTACAGACGAGGTGATGCATTTCAAGACATCATTCAGCTTTGACGGAATCACAGGACTACCAGTGCAACAGATATTGAGAGACACGGTTGCAGGTGCATCCGAATCACAGGCGTTTATGAATAACTTGTATGAGAGCGGTCTGACAGCAAAAGCGACACTCGAATACACAGGAGAGTTGAACGAAAAGGCAAAAGAGGCACTTGTCAAATCGTTCGAGGAGTTCGGCAGCGGGGCAAAGAACACAGGAAAAATCCTGCCTGTTCCGTTGGGAATGAAACTCACACCTCTCGACATCAAACTGACCGATTCGCAGTTCTTTGAACTGAAAAAATACAATGCATTGCAAATCGCAGGAGCGTTCGGAGTAAAACCGAATCAAATCAACGATTATTCAAAGTCGTCATATAGCAATAGCGAGATGCAGCAGTTATCATTCTACGTCGACACGGAACTGTTCATCATCAAGCAGTATGAGGAGGAAATCAATTTCAAAATGCTGCCGGATGAAGATACAGACGACGGATATTATTACAAATTCAACGAAAAGGTATTGTTCCGCACCGATTCAAAAACGCAGATGGAGTATTTGAGAAACGGTGTCGGTGGAATGATTATTAAACCGAATGAGGCAAGACGTAAACTCGACATGGAAGATGCGGAGGGAGGCGATGTCCTACTTGCAAATGGTAGCATCGTACCGTTGACGATGGCGGGTGCAGCATATTTGAAAGGTGAATCCGAGCAGGAGAACACCGATGAACCGGAGCAACCGGAGGAAGAAACAGAGCCGGACACAGAACAGCCGGACACAGCAACAGAACCGGACGAAACCGACACGGCAGAGGACGAGACTGACGAGGAGGGAGGTGAATAAGCATGGGAAAGAAAAGACGTTTTGATTTCACAAAGAAAAATAAACGCAGCGGAAAAGTTGAAAATGTCGGCTATTTGGATTTAGAGCAGGACGAGGAACAGAGCAGATGTTCCTTGTATTTCTACGGTGACATTGTATCGGCGACATGGGAATCCATGTGGTACGAGGAGGACAGATGTCCGCAGGACATCGCAGATTTCCTCAACCAGTTAGATGGATATGAGGACATTGACATCTATTTCAATTCCGGCGGTGGCGATGTATTCGCAGGACTGGCAATCTATAACCAGTTAAAACGATACGACGGACACAAAGTCGGATATGTTGACGGAATGGCTGCATCCATTGCATCAGTCATCATGTTTGCATGTGACGAACTGCATTTCGCAACAGGTGCTCAAGCAATGATTCACAAACCGTTATGCATGGCATACGGAAACGCAGACGATTTCAAGGCAGTCATAAAGCAGTTGAATCTCTGCGAGGATTCAATTCTTGATGTCTACATGGAACATGTGCAGGAGGGTGTCACAAGAGACAAAATTCAATCTCTCATGAGCAATGAGACATGGTTCGACAGTAAGAAGATGCAACAGTATTTCAATGTTGAAATCGAGGAAAAGGCAGCAGTTGCAGCGTGTGCATCTGACTTTTTCGAGAAATACAACAATATTCCGGAGGCACTCAAGGGAATCGACACAAAGGACATTGTCGATGCGGTAATTGCGGAATTGGAAAACCGGAACAATGCAGCAGCAGAGGCAGAGAAACAGAGAATCGAGGCAGAAAAGCAGCAGATTCTTGATGATTTATACCTTTATGGTATGTAAGAAATGGAGGACAGAAAGTCATGAATAAGGAATTACAGAAGTTATTAAAGCAGATTAACGACAAGAAAAATGAAGTCAAGAGCCTTGTGAACGATGGAAAACTCGACAAGGCAAGAGCAGCAAAGGAGGAACTCGTAGAATTACAGAACAGATTCGACCTCCTCTATGATTTGGACGAGGACGAGCAGGACGGCATCGAGAACAAGGTCAAGGATGGAACTGCAAAGCAGGTCGGCGGGGATGTCAAGCCGGACAAAAAGAACATCGTGAAATCATTTGTCAACATTGTCAAAGCCGGATTCCTGCACAAAGAGGCAGACGAGGCAGACATCAAGGTGTACAAGGATGCACTCACATCCGACACAACCGCAGGAAGTGAGGGAGAGGTCGGAATCGGAGTGACAATTCCGGAGGACATCAGAAGAGACATCATCGAGTTGCGTCGTTCATCCGACAACCTTGAACAGTATGTCAATGTCGAGGGCGTAACAACTAAGACAGGAACACGAAACATTGAGGTTGATGCAGAATCAACACCATTTGACAATGTTGACGAGGCTGCGGATTTTCCGGAGATGGACGAACCGGAATTTTTATCGATTGAGTACAAGGTAAAGAAAAAGGGTGGAATCCTCAAGATGACAGCAGAGCTACTTGAGGACACAGCATCCAACATCATGGCATACATCAACAAATGGATTGCCAAGAAAACAAAGGCAACCCGTAACGCAATGATTCTCAAGGTACTCAATGAGATGACAAAAGGGAAAGAGGTCACAGTCGAGAACCTTGACAGCCTCAAGGACATTTTCAACGAGCAGTTAGACCCTGCAATCGCTGACAATGCAGTTGTTATCACAAATCAGAGCGGTTTCAACTACCTTGACAAGTTAAAGGATAAAGACGGCAACTATATTTTACAGAAAGACCCGACACAGCAGACAAAGGGAAAGATGCTTTTCGGTGAATATCCTATCATCAAATTATCAAAGAAAACTCTTGCATCCGAGAAGATTATGAACACCGATGGTCACACAATCGACGGGTACAAGCATCCTATTTTCTGCGGTGACTTAAAAGAGGCAGTCACACTCTTTGACAGAAATGTCCTCACAATCGACCTCAATGACAAAGGTGCGGGTTTATGGGATAAGGACATGACCGGAATCAAGGTGCGTGACCGATTCGATGTGCAGCCTATTGACAAGGGAGCAGTCATCAAGGGTCAGATTACAGAAGTTATCAACGGGTAATATGGCAGCAGGGCGGTGAATCCGTCCTGCTATTGAAAGCAGGTGAGAACATGACGGATGAAGAAAAAGAGAAGTACAGAGGCGGTCTGATTGCTACATGCAAGACATATTGTCACATCGACTATGATGACGACATCGAAATCCTTGAATTGATGCTTGACACGACACTGGATGAAATGACGGAACTGATTCCGAATTTCGACCGAAACAACCTCACAAACCGTCAAAAACTGCTTGCATTTATGTCTGTGAAAGAACTGTACGACAATCGTGACAAGTACCGGAGCGACACGAAAACGCTATCCGCTGCCGTTTCCTCCATGCTATTGAAAGAAATATACGGAGGTACAGCAGAATGACAGGCAGAATCAAGATAATTCGCAAGACAACAAGTGTTGTTGACGGTAGACGACAGCAGGAGGAAAAGGAGTTTTTCTCATGTTGGTGTGATGTCAAGAGTTTGGGAACAAATGAAAAATACAATGCGTTGCAGATAGGTCTTGAGAACACAATCATGTTTGAAACGAGAGCCTGCGACAAGATGGAGGAAATCAGATTGAATCTGAAAGAGTTCTACGCAGTATATAAAGGCGTTGAGTTCAAGATATATGATGCGTGTCCGATGTTCACAGACGACAGGAAATATCAGTTGAAATGTAGAGCGGGAGCATAGTGTCATAATCTGACACCGGAGGTGATGCAGTGAAAATCGAAATGGAATTTCAAGGTTTGAAAGAACTCATGAAAGCATTTGAGGACGCAGCAAGCGACGAGGACATAAAAGAGGTCAATCAAAAGATTGTAAAGCAAAGCGAACCAGTTGTGAAAAACATCATGTCCGGCAAAATTCCGAAATCGGCAGACATCAAATTATCCGGCAGAGGTTTCGGTTCAAAGTCATCCGTGACATCACATGCAGCGGACAGCATACCGATGGGAGCAGTCAAAATGAAAGACACAGGAGCAACAGCAGATGTCGGATGGGAAAAGTCGGACAATAGCGAACACTTTTATGTGAAATTCATAAACTGGGGAACTATCTATCAACCGCCTCAAGAATTTATTTACGCAACAGGGCGTGAGGCAGATGCGGAACTGCAAAAAATCGCAGAACAAGAATATCAATCCTATTTAGACAACACATTGAAATGAGGTGAGAGCATGAGCAGCAGCCCGGACATCATCAAAGATGCATCCGACGCATTGAGACCTATATCAGACAGAGGAATCACTGTGATGCAAGGATGGTATGACAAAGACATCCATGACAGACATGTGACATTGTGGGATTTGGGAGAAAATGACGAGAATTTTTCGGACGACGATGCAGAGGGAGTGACGCTGTCAGTGCAGGTCACTATATTTTCAGAAAGTGACGAGGTTGAACTGGCAAGGGAAATCAAGTCAATCATGAAAGAAAATGATTTTTCGTTTGAGGGCAGGAACGGAGACGATTCCAAGCCGGAGGACGGAATCTATATGAAAGCACAAAGGTTTTCAAAGTTTTATGAAATGGAGGAATAGACATGAGCGAAACAGTAACACAGGTTAGCGAGACAGAACAGAAGATTGTCAGGAGCAGAACATGCGGTTGTAGAGATTTTTACATCGCAAAACTCACACAGAATGATGCAACGGGGTATGTAGCAGGTACACCCGTAAAACTGGCAAGAGCAATCAAGGCAAAAGTTGATGAAAAATGGAGTTCGGAGAAAATCTACTCTGACGACGGAACAGAGGAGGTCATCAATTCATATGAGGGAACTGAAATCGAACTTGAGGTCAACGCCCTTGCACCACAGGACAGACAGATTCTTTTCGGTCAGTTGTATGAGAATGGTTTCCTCGTAAAGACGGCAGACGACAAAGCACCGGAGGTCGCTGTCGGATGGAGAGAAAGAAAACTCAACGGAAAGTATGATTTCAAGTGGTTGTATGCCGGAAAGTTTGCAGAGGGAATCAGCGAGGAGGCAAGAACAAAAGAGGGAAAACTGTCTCCGACAACAAAGAGCGTCAAGGGTTCATTCTATGAGAGAAGTCTTGACAATGCATATGAGATTTCTGTTGATGAATCAAACCTTGTAACAGAAGATACAAAGGCAGCAGAGGCAATCAAGAATTGGTTCAGCAAAGTGCAGGAGAAAAACGGCGGTTTAGGCTAATAAGAGAATATATAACAGGAGGATAAATCATGAAAAGAAAAATTATAGTCAATAACAAAGAGTTTACAATGCCGAAAATGTCAATCGACACATACACGGAATATCTCGAACTTGCAGAGGTTATCGACGCAAAACAGAGATATTCAAAGCAGGACATTGAGGCGATGGGTCTTTTTATCTGCAAAGCATACGGAGACCAGTTCACCGTTGAGGAATTAAAGAATCCGGAGACCGGACTTGATGCAGCAGGTTTGATTCTTGAGTTCCAGTTCATCGACATGGGAATCGCCGACGACCTCACCAAACGTATGGAGAAGATAGAGAAAAATTTTCAGAGTGGCAAGTGATACCGGAAATCGAGGTCACTTGCAGAGGTGAGAGACTTTTCATCAATTCCGTAACGGTAGAACAGTATAAAAAATACATCAGTCTCATGGAAAAGAATGACACGGAGAAATTCTCCGGAGTGATGTTTTTTAACAAAAAGATAATGCAGGAGATGTTCGGGAATGAATTGTCGCTTGCAGCAGTTGGGGAGATTGATGCAGTTGAATTTCTGACGGCAATCAAGACGGTTCATTTCATCATGCAGAACATTGTTGCAGAGAAGATGTTGAGCATTGTCGAGGTTGAACAGGTAGAAAAAGAGGCATCCGCATTCGATGACTATGACCGTGAAAACGGATATGAGGACGAGGATGAACAACCGGAGGAAAATCAATGGAAAGTCTGCGGGGAAATTGTTGACCGTGTTGTGAAAATTGCGATTCGGCTATTGAAAAACTCATACAGTCAATGCATGAAAGAGAACATTGTCACGTTGTTGGACTACTTAAAATTTGAATTAGATACAATAAACGAAAATCAGTAAGAGAGGAGGCGACCGAATGGCTTATACAAGCGTCAAAATATCGGCAGATTCGAGCAGTTATCAATCACAAATGAAATCGGCAGCATCGCAGATGAAAGTCTTGTCTGCGGAATATACGACGGCAGCGACGAAAGCAAAGTTGTTCGGGTCAGAAACAGACAGCCTCAAGGCAAAAGCCGAATCGCTCACTCAAAAAATCACGGTGCAAAAGAACATCGTGCAGTTGAACAGTGAGCAGCAGGAGAAGTTGACAAAGAAACTGTCAGACCAAAAGACAAAGCAGGAGGAACTCAAAACAAAGATTGATGCTGCGAAAGAGGCTTATGAGAAATCAACGGCAGAGACCGGAAAGAACTCCGAGCAGTCAAAAGCACTCAAGGATGAACTCGACAAGTTAGAGAAAGAGTTCACCGCAAATGAGACAGCAATCGGAAAGACAGAGACCGCACTTGCAAATCAGACGGTAAAGACGGAAAAGTCAAAGACTGCCCTCATGAACATGGAGGCAGAACTGAAAAATGTTAATGACCAGTTAAAAGATAATAAACTTGAAAAATTTGCGACCGCTTGCGATACGGCGGGAACAAAGATGGAGAGTTTCGGAAAGAAAATGTCGGTTGTCTCTGCCGGAATTGCGGGTATTGGTGCAGCATCAATCAAAGCATTCACGGAACTCGACGAGGGTTATGACACCATAGTGACAAAGACCGGAGCAACCGGAGAGGCACTTGAGGGATTGACAAAGTCTGCGGATAATGTTTTCGGAACAATGCCGGAGGATATGTCAACGGTAGGAGAGGCAATCGGAGAAGTCAACACAAGATTCCATACAACCGGAACGGAACTTGAAAAGACCTCTAAACAGTTCATACAGTTTGCAACAATCAACGGAACAAACGTCACACAGTCAGTTGACCAAGTTGACAAAATCATGAAAGCGTGGAACGTCGATGCATCACAGACAGGGAATCTATTAGGATTGCTCACGGCAAAGGCACAGGAAACCGGAATCTCTGTTGATACATTAGAGGGATATGTCCTCGACAACAACGCTCAATTCAAAGAAATGGGATTGTCATTGCCTCAAGCAATCAATTTGATGGCTCAATTCGACGCAAACGGTGTTGATTCAACTCAAGCAATGGCGGGTCTGAAAAAAGCATTACAGAACGCCACATCAGAGGGAAAATCAATGGACGAGGCGTTGTCAGATACTATCGGCAGCATCAAGAACGCAAAGACAGAGACCGAGGCGATGCAGATTGCAACGGAATTGTTTGGAAAAAAAGGTGCTGCGGAAATGACAAAGGCAATTCGTGAAAACAGAATTGACCTCACCAGTCTTTCGTCATCAATGGAGGAATACGGTTCAACAGTCGAGGACACCTACAACGGAACACTCGACCCGATTGACAATGCAAAGGTTGCGATGAACAACGCAAAACTGGCGTTGTCGACACTGGCATCCACAGCACAGACATCCGCAGCACCTATGATTGAAAAATTGACCGGAAAGATTCAAGAGTTGACACAATGGTTCACGTCGCTCTCTCCGGCACAGCAAGAAACAGTTCTCAAAGTTGGTCTTGTGGTCGCTGCTATCGGTCCGTTGTCAATCGGATTCGGAAAAGTGGCAAAGGGAATCTCTGACACGGTAACGACCGGACAGAAATTTGTGTCCGGAGCTGCAAAGATAATTGCAAAGATTACGGCAAAGACAGCAGCCACGGCAGCAGGAACGGCAGCAGATACGGCAGGAACAGCAGCCACGGCAGCACATACGGCAGCTACAACAGCAGCCACGGCAACAACCGGAGGAATGACGGTGGCACAAACGGCACTCAATGCAGTTATGAACTTGTGTCCGATTATTTTAATTGTAACACTGATTGCCGGACTGATTGCAGCAGGTGTCGCACTATATAAAAATTGGGATAAGGTCAAAGAAAAACTGTCCGAATTGTGGGGCAACATCAAAGAAAAATTCAATGCAATCAAAGAGACTATCACGGGAGCATTCACGAAAGCGAAAGAGGCGGTCACGAATAAGGTCAAGGAAATCGGTGACAACATAAAAAATAGCACAATAGGACAAGCTGCATCGAAAGTATTCAACGGCGTAAAGGACACGGTTCACAATGTCATGTCGGCAGCGACCGAAACGGCAAAGGAAAAACTGGGGAACATGAAAACCGCCTATGAAGAAAACGGAGGCGGTATCAAGGGCGTTGTTGCTGCCGGATGGGAGGGAATCAAAGGATATTATTCAGCAGGATTCACATTCGTTGATAATTTATCCGGAGGGAAACTCTCTGAAATCAAATCAAAATTCTCTGAAAAGACATCGGAAATCAAAACAAAGGTTTCCGAGGGTTGGGAGAACATGAAAACCACTGTCACCACAAAAATGACGGAATGGAAAACCAACGCATCAAACAAACTGAATGAAATAAAGACGAATTTCTCAACAAAGGTTTCAGACATCAAGTCAAATGTTTCAACAGGTTGGGAGAACATGAAAACCACCGTCACCACAAAAATGACGGAATGGAAAAATAATACATCGAATAAATTGACAGAAATCAAATCCGGATTTTCCTCAAAGGTTTCGGAGATAAAAACGAAATGGTCGACGGATTTCACGAACATAAAGGACAAGGCAACCTCACTCATGGAGACAGCAAAGTCCAATGTTTCAACGAAACTCAATAATATGAAATCTGCATACAGTGAAAAAGGCGGGGGAATCAAGGGAATCGTGTCTGCTACGTTCACAGGCGTAAAGGACACAATGAACTCTCTCATGAGTACGGCGAACACTCTGACAGGCGGGAAACTTGACAGCATCAAATCGGCGTTCTCAAGCAAATTAGCGAGTGCAAAATCGACCGCATCGTCTGCGATGGAGAGCATCAAATCATCGTTCTCCTCAAAGATGGAATCCGCACACGGAGCGGTGACAGGTGCATTGTCAAGAATCAAATCGGCGTTCAATTTCAAATGGTCATTGCCACATTTGAACTTGCCACACATCAGCGTGTCCGGAGGCGTTGCACCGTTCGGAATTGGAGGAAAAGGTTCGCTCCCGTCATTCTCGATTCAGTGGTACAAATCCGGTGGTATTATGACAAATCCGACCGTGTTCGGAATCAACGGCAACAGCCTCATGGTAGGAGGCGAGGCGGGTGACGAGGCAATCTTGCCACTTGCAGAGTTTTACACGAAACTCAATACAATACTTGACAGAAAGATACAAACAATCAATCAGAATATCAATGCAACAGTGGAGGTACACACATATATCGACAGCGAGGAGGTCGCAAATGTGACCACTGACAAGGTGAGTGACAATCTAGCGATAGCACACAAAAAGAGGAGGTAAGGAATGAAAATAGATAGCACAGACATTCGAGAATTTGATGCAAAACAGTTATCGGTCGAGTTTACACCTCCTCAAACAACCGTGACAGTGGACATGTTCGAGGGTGCTTTGATTCCGTCAGAATCAGAGACATATACACCACTGTCCGGAATCACGGTTGAGGTGCTTTTCAGAGGCAAAGACAGAGATGAAGTCATGACACATATTAGCGACTTCAATGCACTCCTGCAAAAAGGTGTTGTTTTGACACTTGACGGATATCGGAGAAAATTCAAGGGATTTATGACAGCGAATGCACCGGAAAAGACAATCTCAAAAGAGAGATACAAGTCATCGTTCAAGTTCACGGGGTACTGGTTTAGCGACGATGTGACAATCTCGTGGCAGGAGAAAAATGAAATAATTTTCGAGACAAAAGGAAACAGGTGGACACCATGCAGATTGACAATCACAGCACTGGAATACATCGAGACAATGAAAATCAACGGTCTTTCGGATGAAATAACAATAAAGACAATTCCGAGAGGTGCGACAGTCGTGATTGATGGAGAGACCGGATTCGTAACAATGGATGGCGAAAACAAATTCAAAGATGTGGAAATGTTTGAATTTCCGTATCTGAAAACCGGAAAGGATAAAGAACATCACATCATTTTTTCGGATAAAAATGCAATCGTAACAATTCAATACAAACCTATGTGGTTATAGGAGGCGGTCAGATGGATTTGTACAATGATTCACACGAAAAGGTGTGTATTTTATCCGGAATAAAAGAAACGTGCATCACAAGCACTCTCAAGACTGGAGATAAGGAAATCACATTCGAGTTCCGAAAGACAAACAGGTATGCGACGGACATCAAAGAGGAGGGATATATCAGAACCGACACGGACGAATTTGTTATCAAGCAGGTCGAGCCGAGCGGGGAATGGTACAAATGCACCGGAACATTGAACGTCGAGGAACTGGAGGGCAAACAATATCCGCAGGGATTCGAGACTGTGGAAAAGACGGTCGATGAATGTCTAACAGAGGCAATCGACGGAACTGGATGGAAAGTCATCCGGTGCGATGTTTCCAAAAAGAGAACAATCCGGATAGAGCAGAACTGTTCTGCATGGGATGTCGCTCAACAGGCAATTACAACGTATAGATGCGAGATGGTGTTCGATTCTCTGAACAAGGGAATTTCGGTATATGAGAAATACGGAGAGGACAGAGGAGCATATTTCATTGAACGTCTGAACCTCAAGCGGTTGCAGGTGCAGTCAAACTCATACGACTTTGCAACAAGGCTCATTCCGATAGGGAAAGATGGATTGATGCTGAATATCGACGGGAAAAATTATGTTGAGAATCACCAGTATTCAAAGAAAGTGAAAACGATGACGTGGAAAGATGAAAGATACACGGATGCGGAATCACTGAAAGAGGATGCGGAGGCGAAACTGGACGAACTTTCCAAACCATACAGGTCGTACACAGCAGAAATCATCAATCTTGTTGAGGCAGTGCAGGACGAGGAGAAAAAAGAACAGTACAAAGAGGTGTTCAGTATAGCACTGGGAGACACGGTGCTGCTAATCTCCAAGTCAACGGGAATCCGTGAGAGCCACAGGATTGTGAAATTCTATGAATACCCGTTGACGAAAGAAAAGAACAAGGTCGAACTGGCAAACACAAGACTGTCATTCGAGGAGGTTCAGAGAACCGAGCAAGAATTGTCATGAGGAGGTGAGAAAATTGGAAATCATTAGACACATCAAAGTGGATTTGTATGGAGACACACAGCATTTTGCAGTTGCAGCGAAACAGATGGATATGGGAACACGGTACATCGGAGTGACGCTCATGGAGGACGGTGTCGTGTATGAGATACCGGACAATGTGGAGGTCATTATCAACATGACCAAACCGGACAAGACACACGTTCACAACGATGGAGAAAAATCCGGAAATGAGGCTCTCATTCCTCTCACAAGAGGCATGTTGCAGGTTCACGGAACAGCATTGTGTGAGGTGCAGTTGTATCAAAATGGTGCATTGCTGACGAGTGCGACGTTTGAGATGGAGATTTTTCCGTCACAGCGGGATGAATCGGAAATCATTCACTCCGGAGAATATACAAGACTGGAGAACACCATTGCAGCAGCGAGAGAGGCTCTGCAAATCGCACAGGACACACAGAACACCATTGATGCAGCAGAGGCGGTCAGACAGGCACAGGAGCGGTTGAGAGAGGCTGCTGAAAAGGCAAGAGAAATCAAAGAGAGCCGGAGAGAGGATGACACCGCAAAGGCGATTGCAAAATGTGTCGAGGCGATGGAGGCAGCAATCGAGCAGACAAAGAAATGTCTGACAGCGACCGAGGAGGCAAACAAAATCATCATCAGTCAGTCCGGTCTTGATGCGATACTGGCAGCAGTCAAAGACTATTATGAACGCATCAGAGAACTTGAGACGGACATCAACATCAATGTGGATGGAGGAACACCAAAATCAACCGACCTCCTGCTTGTCAAGGGAGGAACACCGTTCACGACCGATTATGACAAGTACATCGCAGGAACGTCACACACAATTTGAGAAAGAGGTGAAAAAGAATGGCAACAGCAACAATCACTCTGAAAAAGGGAACGACCGCAGAGTGGACGGAGAGCAAGAGGGTTCTCGATGATGGAGAACTGGGTCTCGAAACCACGACAAGCGGTCACAGAATCATCCGAATCGGTAACGGTTCGACCGAGTTCATGAGCCTCCCTGTCGCATTTGACATCGAGGAGGTCAGAGAAATCAAGACCGGAATGGACGAAGATGCAAAAACGTACTATGACGACATGGTCAAAAAGGGAACGGAGTTGCTTGCAGAAATGAAAGCACTGGCAACGACTGTCGAACTGGAGGACGATGCGACGCAAATCAAGTATCGAATGGGTATCTCAAACGGTACGTTGTATTTTGAGGAAATCACAAAGGAGGCAAGTGAATAATGGCAGCAGGTGACAGAATATTCATGGCGAAAGAATCCACGTCGCAGGAGATTCTTTCCAACACAAAGAAAATTATCGAGGACGCAAAAGCAAAACCGAAAAGATACGGAATGAGAATCAACCTCCTCGACAGCAATCCGGCAACCCGTGTCAAATATCTTTATGATGCGGTTGGAATGACACCCGCAGGAATGAATTTCGCAGGAGGCGGGTTCGATTATGGAGACTGGGGAGATATTTGGTTCGTAAAGAAAAACCGTCCGGTCATGGTAAGAACTGACGGAACGGTTGACTATGAACTGAATCATGAAAACCATGCTCTCAAGCTGAACGGAGGAGCATCGGACATCACAAAAACATCATACGGTGGAAATGCAATGTCCGAGATTCCTCTGATTTGGGTCAAGAGATGGACACAGAACAATTATCATTTTGTTGTGTTCTGTGAGGAGCAGTACGATGACACATACAAAGCATACGCACACACCGACGCAGACGGAAATGTCCTGCCTGTGACATATTTCCCGATGTACGAGGGTTCGGTTGTCAACAACAGGATGCGTTCACTCTCCGGTCTCACACCGACAGCGTCCATGACAGACGAGCAGGAGACGACCGCAGCAAAGCAGAACGGCGACAGATGGGATAAACAGTCATTTTCTGAAATCAACCTCATGTATGAAATGTGTACGATGATTACATGTAGCACCAACTCACAAGGCAAGTTTGGAAACGGAAACAGTCAGTCCGACAATTTCTTGCAGACCGGAACACTCAACGGAAAAGGACAGTTTTTCGGTTATACATCGACCACACAGGCAGTCAAAGTATTTTACTGCGAGAACTTCTTTGCGAACTACTGGAAACGTTTGAGAGGTCTGCTGCTTATCAACGGAGTGTATCATGTGAAAGCAGTTCCTCCGTACAACTCAACAGGTGCGGGGTACACAAACACAGGACTGACACCGTCCGGAACATCCGGAGGCTACTGTTCAAGAATGGAAATGGCATCCGACATCGGAAGAATCCCGACCGTTGCATCCGGAAGTGAGACCACATACGAATGTGATGGGTTATGGTTCAACAATACGATTGTTGCAGTTGCCCTGTTCGGTGGCAACCGTGGCAACGGGTCGAAGTGCGGTTTGTCGTGCTGGAATGTGAGCAACCCTGCGACGCACGTGCACACGTACATCGTGGCGAGCCTTTCTTGTAAACCGCCTGTTGCTGCTGCGTAAGCAGCGAGGAGAGGACGGGAGAACCTTAGGTTCGCCGGGTAAACGAAAACAATTAAATATTAGGGGTATACACTGCGCCCAGCGCGTATGTCGGCGGCAACTGGAACAATGACCTTATGGTCGGTCCTTTCTACGCTAATCTGAACAATACGGCGTCCAATTCGAACTCGAACAATGGCGCGGCTCTATCTTATCCATAAGAAGCTCTCTATAATGCAGTGTATGCCGCCATTTTGAAATGGCAAGAGATATCCGCATCTCTTCCTCACCACTTGGTGAAAATTAACTCGGTGCAAGCATCTGTGAGTAGCTGAGAACAAGTCGAAAGCGGATGAGAGGATAAGAGAGAACATGAAATCCTATAACCACTTGTACGAAAAAACAATATCCGAAACGAACCGACGGTACGCTCTGTCTCAAGCAAAGCACAGCAAGAGATTCCGTAAAATCATGAAACACCGGCACATGTCTGACGATGCCGCAGTTGAACAATCCTTAGACTGGATAGTCAACTACGAAAACGCCGAGCATGTGCCGGTTTACATTTATGATGGGATTACTCGCAAGGAGCGCACTATTATTGTCCCTACGATGGAAGAGCTGCTTGTTCAGCATTGCATCGTAAATGCCATGAAGCCGATGTTCTGCAAGGGAATGTACGAACACAGCTATGCCAGTCTTCCGGGCAGAGGTGCCCATAAAGGAAAGCAGGTAATTGAGAAGTGGATCAGGACTGACCCGAAGAATTGTAAGTATGTCCTCAAAATGGATATTCGTCATTTCTTCGATACTATTCCACACGATCGTTTGAAAGCCAAGTTGAAGAAGACCGTTCATGATGAAAAGATGCTGGATTTACTATTTCGCATTATTGATGTCACAGAGGTTGGTATTCCACTTGGCTTTTATACTTCTCAATGGCTTTCTAACTGGTATTTGCAGGGTTTAGATCATTTCATCAAGGAGCAGCTCTGTGCCGTGCACTATATGCGCTACATGGATGACATGGTCGTTTTCGGAAGCAACAAGAGGGTTTTGCACCGCATGAGGCAAGCAATTTCCGATTATCTGGAAATGG